AACAGACTCAGATGGACCACAAGTTGCAGCAACAGAGCCAACTGTACAGTCAGATGGTACTGCACTAGTAGAAGGTGATATTTGGGTAAGCACAGCAGATGTTGAAAATTATCCAGCAGTTTATAGATACAATGCTACACTTAGCAAGTGGATCTTACTTGATAAATCAGATCAAACAACTGAAAACGGAATACTATTTGCAGATGCACGTCAAGGTGACACAGGCGGAACAGCAGACGATGCACCAAGTGCATCTATTGCAGAATTGCTTGTAAGTGACTTTGTAGACGTAGATGCTCCAGATCCAGCACTATATCCAAAAGGTATGTTGTTATGGAACTTACGTAGAAGCGGATTTAACGTTAAGCGTTTTGAGCGTAACTATGTAGACATTAACGGCACTAACGGCAGATTCAATAATGACGAATCAATGGCTGGTTACTATCCACACAGATGGGTAACTGAGTCAGGCAACCAAGCTGATGGTGCAGGTAGCTTTGGACGTAAAGCACAGCGTAAAGTTGTAGTACAAGCGTTACAAGCAATGGTTAACAGTAACGATGACATTAGAGATGATGAGTCTAGATTGTTCAACGTTATGGCAACACCAGCGTATCCAGAACTAATTGGCGAAATGGTTAGCTTAAACTACGATCGTGGACTAAGTGCATTTATTGTAGGCGATAGTCCAATGCGTTTAACACCAGATGCAACTTCATTAAATGAATGGGGCACTAACGTTAAACTAGCTGTTGAAGATAACGATGACGGTTTAGTTAGCAGAGACGAGTACATGGGTGTTTACTACCCAAGTGGCTTTACAAGTGATAACGCAGGTAACAACGTAGTTGTTCCAGCTTCACACATGGCACTACGTACTATTGCATTAAGTGATCAAGTTAGCTTTCCATGGTTTGCACCAGCAGGTACAAGACGTGGTGGCGTAACTAACGCAACAGCAGCAGGTTACATTAGTAGCGAAGGCGAATTTGTAAGTGTAGCACTTAACGAAGGTCAACGTGATACACTTTACAGTAATGCTGTTAATCCAATTACATTCTTAAGCGGAAGTGGATTAGTAGTATTTGGACAGAAAACAAGAGCAAGAAATGCAAGTGCATTAGATAGAATTAATGTTGCACGTTTGGTTATCTACTTACGTAGTCAACTAGGCAAACTTGCAAAACCATACTTGTTTGAACCAAACGACAAAATAACAAGAGATGAAATTAAAGGTGCAGCAGAAAGTCTAATGCTAGAATTAGTTGGACAAAGAGCACTTTATGATTTCCTAGTTGTATGTGATGAAAGTAACAACACACCAAGTAGAATAGATCGTAATGAACTATATCTTGATATTGCAATAGAACCAGTCAAGGCTGTGGAATTCATCTTTATTCCATTAAGACTTAAGAACACAGGAGAAATTGCAGGACTTTAATTAAGTGAAAAGGCCCCTGAAATATGGGGCCGACACTTTGATAAATACTAGCAACAGGAGAAATATAAATGGCAATCTCGACATTATCAAAAATTACAGTACCGTTAGCGAGCGACACAAGCGCAAGCAATCAGGGACTTTTGATGCCGAAACTACAATATCGCTTTAGAGTGACATTGGAAAATTTTGGTGTTACAAACGCAACGACAGAACTTACAAAACAAGTTATGGACGTTACAAGACCAAACATAACTTTTGAAGAAATTACACTAGATGTATATAACTCAAGAAGTTACTTAGCTGGTAAGCATACATGGGAACCAATTACATTGAATGTACGTGATGACGTAAGCAACAATGTACAGAAACAGGTAGGCGAACAGTTACAGAAACAATTTGACTTCTTTGAACAGTCAAGTGCAGCTAGTGGAATAGACTACAAATTCTTAACACGTATTGAAGTGTTAGATGGTGGTAACGGAGCAAACGAAGTTGGAGTATTAGAAACTTTTGAACTTTACGGTTGTTTCCTAACTAACGCTAACTACAACACATTGAACTATGCAACAAGTGATGCAGCTACTATTGCACTATCAATTAGATATGATAACGCAATCCAAACTCCAGTAGGACAAGGTATTGGCACATCAATTGGCAGAACAGTTAACTCACTCGTAACAGGTGGCGGCGTATAATATACGTTAACTAGATTGCCCTTAGAGTCGGAAAAAAGGAAGTCATTAGGCTTCCTTTTTTTTTATGTACGTACTTAATCTTTTCGGATAAATATTAGTATGGCAAATAAGTTAAACGGATTCTTAGACAACTTCTTAAGTGGAGTATTAAACCCAAAAGGTAGTATGGGTGATTTTCAACATGCTTCTAGATTGTATGTTGACAACGCATTTAGGCTTGCACCTAAATCAAAATTTCTTTATTTTGTAAACTTTAATTTTTACAAAGATGACAAACACGATGTATTAGCAGGATTTCCTACTTTACAAAATAGACACAGAGCTGAGCTTAACATGCTTGTTAAGAATGTAGATTTACCTCAGTATAGATCTTCAGTTGAAACTAAAAATGCATACAATCGTAAAAAGAATGTTCAAACACGTATAGATTATACACCAGTTTCTCTTACTATGCATGATGATAATCAAGGGCTAACAACAGCATTAATGGAAGCCTACTATAAGTATTATTATAGAGATTCAAACATATCTGACATAACAGCAAGTTTCGATCCTCGCTCAAATTATAAAGAAGCAAATGGTAGAACATATCGATTTGGTTTAGACAACGATAAACTAGTTCCATTTTTTAAGAATATAAAATTATATCAATTTGCTAGACACGAGTACACTGAGTATACTCTTGTTAACCCTATTATAGAATCTTGGGGCCATGACACAATGGATCAATCAGATGGCTCAGGCATAGCAGAAAATAAAATGACAATTAACTACGAATCTGTACTATATAGTAGAGGTGCTGTAGGAGAAGATAGTCCTGCAACATTTGCAACAGATCACTATGATGTTACACCAAGTCCATTAGGTGTAGGCGGTGGCGGAATAAGTAGTCTATTTGGAGGCGGTGGAGTATTGGACGGTGCATCAAGTGTACTTGGCGATATTACTAGCGGTAACTTTGGATTAGGCACAATCATTAAAGGTGTTAATACTGTTAAAAATGCAAAGAATTTAAGTAAAGATAGTCTTAAAGCAGAAGGACTTAGTATTTTAACAGGTGCTATTGTAAATGCAGGTAAAAAAGGACCTGGCGGATTACCAGGCATACTAGTACCTAAAACAAACGGTACCGGCGGAAGCGATACAAACACAACAGCAACAACAGATAGTAGTACTAATAATTCATCAGCATCAGCAGCTAAAGTAGCATCAGCACAAGCAGCAAATAATTTACCAGTAACAGTAGGAGACGGCGGATAATGTCACAAGGAAACTTACCACAACGAGGTTATAATTCAAGCGATGAACCAGTAAGAGAATTGTTTGATGCTTATTATCAACAAAAATTAGAATTTCCAAGTAATGACGTAGATGCTGTATTAGCATACTTTGATAAAAGAGGATTCGAAGATAGAGCTAGTGCTAGTATTGCGAGTACATTGTTACAACAAGCAAAGATAGACGGAGTACCTGTTTTTAAATTACTTGATACACTAAAAGGCCTAAACGAGTCACAACTTAGTGCATTAGTTGCAGAAATTTTAAACTATACTAGAGGCAAAACTAGTAGCTTAGGTTTTCAAGTACCATCAGAAACTAATATTGTAGAGTCTAGAAATATAGAAGTCTTTGAGGACTAAACATGCCTAAGTTCGCACAGGGCAAATTCAATGTAAAAAATCCTGACAAATATGTTGGAAACAAAATGCCAACATACAGATCAAGTTGGGAATTTGCTTTTATGAGATTTTGTGACGAACATACAAGTGTTGCACAGTGGGCAAGTGAAGCAATTAAAATTCCATACAGACATCCTTTTACAGGAAAGCATACAGTGTATGTACCAGACTTTTTTATAGTGTATGTTGATAAAAAAGGCAAACAAAAAGTTGAATTAATAGAAGTAAAGCCTGCTAGTCAATCCTTCCATGAAAGAGTAGGTAAATCAAAACAAAATCAATCAGCTTGGGTAGTTAATCAAGCTAAATGGTCAGCAGCTAGTGCATGGTGTAAACAAAAAGGAATCTTTTTTAGGATTGTAACCGAAGATGATATTTTCCACCAAGGCAAAAGAAGATAAATAATACTAGTAGTTAATAGGGAATACTATGACTAAGAAATTAGAAGAAATGCTAGATTTACCAGAATCTAAAGAAATTATAAAAGAGGCAAAAGCTAAGCCAGAGCCTATAGTGCAACATAAAGAATCGTTGCGAGATATTGCAGAGTTTGACAAAATAAGTTCTGCATTACCAGCCGTTAAAGGCTTAGGCCAAATGGCAGATACTGAGCTTAATGATATTGCTGATCGTGCATTAACAGCATACGAAGATCTAATGGATCTAGGAATGAATGTCGAAGCAAGATATTCAGGTCGTGTATTTGAAGTTGCAGGCGGTATGTTAAAAACAGGCCTAGATGCTAAAGTTGCTAAGTTAGATAAAAAACTAAAAATGATTGACTTACAACTTAAAAAAGAGAAAATGGACAAGGATGGAGGCATCGGAGACGGCGATATGGTCAACGGTGAAGGCTATGTTGTAACAGATCGCAACAGTCTTTTAGAGAAGTTAAAAAACGTCCAATCAGATAAATAATATATATAGGAATTAATACAATGACGTTTGAAAAATTTTTAACAGAAGCAAAGAAGGTATATCCTTTTAAAATTGGTATAGCAGGTGTGCTTAAAGAAAAATGTGAAGACATGTTAAACACATGTTTAGAAAAGTATGGAGT